TGACAGCTATTTGACCACCGACACCCGCCGCCGCGCCTATTCCGGTCTGTGGGGCGCGTTCTAGTGCGTTTCCTTCGGCGTTTCCGGCCCCGTATAGACCCCCTGTAACGGCTGCGACTGTCTTAGGGGCTTTTGTCGCGATTTGAGCCGCCCGCGTTCCTGCCGCAATCGGGGCCGACGCAATGCCCGCGCCAACCTCACCCGCAATGAAAGAAGCTGGGTTTCTCTCGCGCATTTCGCCCATATAGTTCCGCACGGACTCCTTCGCGTCATCGCCGCCGATCAGACCTGCCGCCTCATCCATGAAGCCGAAGGTGACAGCGTTGCCGATGCCCGCCTTACCCGCCTCTTTCATTTGATTGAGTTTCAGGTTTGCGCCCGCGACTCGCTCCATGAGGGATGGCGGCTCTTTAGGCGCTTGAGGGGCGGCGGGCTGCGCCGTCAATCCGACTTTTGCCGCAAAATCCTCATACGGCATATCGCTGTAATGTTTCGCGTGGAGACCCTTGGCTAACGCCTCGTCGCTGAGGTCGTCATATTGAGGGTATTTAGCGCGAATGGACGCGAAGTCGGACATATTGCGCCCTCCCTGTTTTTCGTGCATGAAAGAGTGATGAACCGGAAAGTTGTGACTTACGTGCCAGAGGGTCAGTCAAAGGTTTGGCTGATTGCACGAAACATAATGATTTTATGGACGGGGCTTGTTCTTGCCGGAACGCTGGTTTCAGCCATTGGCATCCTGATCGTTCATCAAGAATGGGATGCCGTTGGCTTTATTATCGGCTGCGGCGCAGTGGCTTTGCTGCCGGTGCTTTTGATTTACGCGGTCGCGCAGCCTTTTCGTGTGAAAGATTAGCGGATGCCCAGCGGGTCGTTATCGTCTTGACCGCCGAAAAGGCTTTCGTAAGCCCCTTGTGACTGGCGCTTGAGGCCGTCGATAGCGCGCTTCCTTGCCTTAGCTTTCGCCTCAATGGTTTCCTTGCTGTCAAACGGCTGCGGGAAATACTGCTTGTCCGCATTCTTGAATTCATCCTTACCAATCGCCGCGCCGGACTCTTGGCGCAGGATAGCATTGACGAACTCGCGTTTAGCGCGGTCGTATTGGCGGAAGCTCTGATCGTTCAACAGCCCCTTGTTGATGTTCGTAGGGTCAAACCCCTCACCAACAAGCGCCTCCATTTCAGAGTGCGCCGCCGCCGCCCGATCCGCGAAGTTTGCGGCCTTGGCCTGCGCCTCGTTGAAGGGTTTGGAACGCGGGTTCGCTGCCGCCGCATCCGCTCGCGCATTATCCGCCGTGCGGTCTGCAATCTGGCTGTCCGTGTTGCGGATCGTGTTTTGTGCAAGCGTGTCCGCCCGCGTGTTATCCGCCTGTCCGTCCGTCATGGTCCAGTCCAGCTCGCTATCGGCGCGGGTGTTGTCTGCGGAGCGGTCTTCGATCAGGCTTTCCGTGTTCATGAGTTCGCGGCTGTTGTCAGCGCGGGTATCTTCGGCTTTCAGTTCAAAGTCACGGACATTGTTCGCCTGTGCGATCTGCTCAGATACTTGCAGGGCAGTTGCCTGCGTTGCTTTCAAGTAATCGTCATCCCACGACTGCATCTGATCGGCTAGCGCGGGATCGAAGCCCATCATCTGGAGGCGCTGGGCTGCGAAGGGCTTCCGGTTTTGTTCGGCAACGCCTAAAGCCGCGCCCGCAATTTGCGCAAACGCCTGATTGGCTGCAATCGCCGCGTCCCGTTCCGCTTTACTCGCCGCTGCAAGCTGCTGCTGAAACCCCTGCGCCTGATCGTGCATCCCGTATTGCGTGGCCTTTTGTGCCGCACCCTTTAGATTGCCCATCGCGGCAAGGGAGTTGACCTCGCCCGCTTGCTTATTGCGCCGGACGCCTTGACCGAAGGCCGCGCCCTGCATGAAACTTCCCATTGCGCTCATAATTTAACCCCCGAACCATCCTTTAATTCCGCCGTAAGCCCCGATGCCGCCTGTGATCGCGTTCGCCGCGCCGCCGATGCCGTTGGCCCATGCTTGACCTTGCTGCTGATAGGCCGACGCGCGCGCATTGCCTGCGTTCAGGGTCGCTTGCTGGTTCAAGGCTCCTGCCTGACCAATCGCGCTCTGCTGATTATTCGTGGCGACCTGACCGCCGCCCATCACGGCAAGAAGGCGATTGATCTCGCGGTCATATTCGTTCGACGCATAGTCTTGACCGTAGCGCGTTTGAGCCTTGATATTGGCTCCGCTCATAGTCATGCCGCGCGCGGCGGCAGAACTGTCGAGCGCCCGCTGACCTTCATTGAAGCGGAAGTTATAGCCGGGGCGGTCCTGTAGCGCCTCTAAAGCCGATGGGCGCGGTGCGGTAGGCTGAGACGTTTGAGCAGGTGTTTGCGTCTGTGCGGGCAAATTAGGCGCATTACGCGCGAAGTTATTGGCATTCACGCCACCATAGCCGTTCAAATAGCCTTCAAGCGTCTGCGGCTGGCGTGTGGCGACCCCGCGAACATTTCCGGCGCGCATGGACCCGTCGGGCTGCATAAAGAATTGCATCCCTTGAGCGGGCTGCGTCTGCATTTGGGTGTTTGCTTGCGGCGCTGCCTCCGTTTGATAGTTGAGGCCAAGCAGATCAGAAAGCGGGTTAATGGCCGACACGCCAAGTTGACGGAACGGTTCTTGAAGCCCGATCTGGCGCTCCATCATCCGTTCGTTAGATGCGGCGGTCGTGCGGGCCGCTTCGGCTGAGGCGTCGGCGGCGTTTTCTGCGGCGCGGCTCTGTCGGCTCGCCCCAAGAAGCGAAGCGCCCCCGCCAATCGCGGCGGCTCCTATAACGGCTGCTGCTGGCATAGTTGCCTCCATTTCTTGCGGGTTAGGCTGTAACGGGTGATGCCCGGTTGATCGTCCCGCAAGGGCGACGGGCGGAAGCCCATTGTTCGCGGCGGGCGGGCGTGTGGGTTGTCTTCGGTGGTGTAAGTGGACAGGACGTTCGCCCCGTAGGTTCTGAACATGGCGTCCGCGCAAGCCTTCGCCATTTTGAGGCCGTCGCGGCCCCTCGCCTCTGGAATAAAGGCCGTGTGAAACTCCCAAACGCCTTCGGACTTAGGCACGAAGAAAATCACGCGGCCCTGCTCGACAAATGTCAGGATCGACGGCGGCGTGATCGTGGCGTCCAGCCCCTCGCCAATGTGTGTCGCCACGTCAGGGTGGCTTAGAATGTCGTGAATGGCCGGGATGTCGTCAACACGAGCAAGGCGGGCCATTAGATCAGCGAGCGTCCGTCTGTGCTGTAAGTCGTGATGTAAACGGACACGCAGACCTCAAACGTCGCCGCAACGTCATCCGTGACTGTGCAGCAATAGGTGGCGTTGAAGACCTCGCCAGCGCCGCCCGTTTGGCTAAATGTCGTCGTAGCCGCTGTTGGCGCAGTGACGTTGACCGTATCCCCGGACTGCTTTGCCCATGCGTAAGTGTAAGGCGCTGTGCCGCCCGTTGGCGTAATCGTGACCCCGCCCGTTGTGATAACCGTTCCCGCCTGTCCTGTGCCGTAAACCGACGAGACGTTCGCAGTTGCACTCAGCGCGCCTGTCGCTGCTGAGCTGGCCGCTGTCGCCGCCGATTGATTTGCCGCCTGTGCTGCGAGCTGCGTTTTGATCGAGCCAACATCGGCAATAGTTAAATCAGTCAGGGGCTTTGTGCCGCGCACGATGCCCCCTAAGCGGTCATCCCCTTCAATCCCGCCGTTCAAGGTCGCAGAGACTTCCTCTGCCCAGCGCTGAAGGCTAAGCGGCCAATCCTGCATGTCACGGCGTGACGGTGTGGTGATCCGCGAGCGGGTCATGGAATATACTCGTCAATCCGCGCGCCGTGAATAACGGTGCGAACCGGATCAGTAACCCGAAAGCGGTAAATCCGCCCCGGCGCTTTCATGCGACCCAGCCGACGCCAAGTGACGCGGGTGTTATATTCCCCTGTCTCCCCAAAGGATCGTCTAATTTCGTTTGACCATGTGCGGCCCAAATCATCGGAATAATCCAGCATGACTTGCGGCGTTGCGCCCTGTCCCGTCAAAGGCCCGTCCCCCGTCTGAATATCGAGTGACACGCTTTGCGCAATCGGGCGACCGGACATAACCGGAACGCCAGCGGTCGCCTCGCGCTCAAGTGGCCCAAACCCTTCTGTAAACACGTCACGGTCCAGCTTGTAGATCGTCCCGTCTGTGCGAGAGCCGATCAGCCATTCGCCTTCCACATCTGCGATAACGTCACCGCCCCAAAGCGTCAGGCCCCATGATCGGCGTTGATGCCAAAGGCCCGTTGCTAGATCGAATGCAAATGTGCCTTGCCCCGGCACATCCAGAACGTAAAAGGTGTGGCCGTCCTGAGCGTAAGCGCGTCCCCTGATCGCGGCACGGTCAGCCCAAGCGACTTGTGATAGCGCATCCTCAACCGCATGGCTCGTCAGGCGTTCTAAGCCGTCCCCGATGCGGTAAACGATGCGATCATCCCCCACAAAGAAAACGGTATTGTCAAGCTGCGTGATCGAGGCGCGGGAAATAGCGCCGCGTTCGCGGGTTGCACCAAGGCGGCGAGTAAAGGGCGCATCCGCGTCCCCTGTCGTTACCCATGTTTCAATCGTGCGTGTTCCGAAAAGCAGGATTTCCTCATGGTCAACGATAACACCGACAAGATTGTCAGGGCTCTCCTCTGCCGTGGCAAAGTCCAGCGCGTCATAGTCCTGTCCGTCAAGAATGGCCGACCAGATGAATTGGCCGCTGTCCTGCGTCACCCAAAGGAAATAGCCATTGATATAGGCCACATCGGAGACGCTTGGAAAGTCTGTGTCCGTGATAGCGTTCAAGCCACTGCTGTCGATGATATAGCCGTCGCCGTTGACCGCCATTGCGATTTCGATGTTGGAAGCGGTCCATTCAATATCGCCTGTTGCGGGCAAGGTTCCGCTGATCTGCGTGGCGGTCGTGCCGTCGAGGCTGTAAAGCTCCGTCCCGCTCACAACGTAAGCGAGATCGTCAATCACGCCGTCTTCCTGTGCGATCATGCGGATCGGGCCGTCTCCAACCGTAGCAAAGCTCACTAGGGCTGGGGTCGGAAGCAAGACGCTCTGTCGCCCCGGAATCGGGCTTGCCTCATGAAACAGGTTGACCAGCGTTTGAGGGGGAAGCCCGTATGTGTTGCGCTCATAGGACTGAGCGGAGAACGGGATTAGCGCCACCGCTCATATCTCCGAAGGGCGCGTGGTAGTGTGGCAGTCGTGGCAGGCGCAAAGGCGCGCTGATAAGAGGCTAAACCTTCGGCGCGGTCGGCGGCCAAAATGGGCGTGACAGGGGAACCAAATTCCTCGCAAACGAGGCAGGCTAGAATAGCTTTCGTGCCATAGATGAACCTATCATCCAGCGGCCATGTATCGTTCAGGTCCAACTCGGTATGCGTGTAAGCTGCGCCCGCTGAATCCGTGACCACCCAACCTTGCGTCGGGAAGGAGGCCATCCAGTCATTCAGCCGCTCAAGCACATCATTAGCCTCGGCATCGCTCGCAGTCTGATCTGTTGCCAGCACGTTTGCACGGCGCAGGGCCGCGTCCGTAATGGTGCGAACGAGCGCCATCGTTATTTCTTCGCTTTCTTGGAGCGGGTGGCGGGTTTCTTGTCTTCCTTCACCTTCGCGGGGCTATCGACATAGCCGAAAGGGAGTTTGTCACCCTTGGCGAGCTGAAAGAGTTTCGGGCCGTCTTTGGAATAGCCCCATGTCGCAATTTTATCGGTCATGGTCGTTTCCCTCGTCGTGAAAAGAAAAGGCGGGGGCCGTAACCCCCGCCGATAGATTAGCCGTCCAAGCGAACAGCAAGTTCAGGATAGATTGCGCGCAGACCGTAGAGAATATCCAGTCGGATGATCTCCTCGTCATTCACGATGTCGTAGTCTTTCAGGACACGGATCGAGAGACCGCGCCAAGACTTAGACGCCTTGAACGACACGCCGTCCGGCATAGCCAGCGGGCAAGTGACGAGAGCAAAGGCATTCTTGTGGAAGCCAATGTTCTGCGTGTAGCCCGTTGCGGACGTGCCAACCATCGTGATTGCGGCGTTGTCGGCAGGAGCGGCGGAAACCGTCTGATGCGGACCGCTTGCGATGATAGCAGGCTTGACCGTGATGGTCATGTCGCCAGTCGTGTCGGACACATCCGACATAACGGTGAACTGCTGCAGATGCGGCAGAACGTCTTTCGAGCCTTCGCCCGGAACCGGATTAACGGCAAAGACGCCCGCAATCGTGAACGTGTCGCCTTTTTTCAGGCTCGTTGCGCCGGAAGACCACCCATCAGTGACGAGCGTGGACGTTCCGGTGTTTTTGGCCGCCGCGTAGGTTACATCCTGATCCGCGCCGTTGACGAGCGGTGTCCCGCCATACGTCCCTGTCGTGTGCGTGCGCACATTCTGAGACCGGAAGGTGTTCAGACCCGCAATCTCGCCAATCGCGCCCTTGCGGTAAGCTGACTGAGCCACCTTGTCCATGTAGAGCGATTGAGCCGTTCCCGCGATGGCATAGCCAGCGGCAGGGTTCAGGACCAGATTGCGCATCCCGTCATTCGGGACAGCCATTTCGTCCATGCGCTGCGCAACGGCAGCAACAGAGGCGAAGCTGTTGGGAGTCGTGCCGGGTGTGCCGACGCGGTTCGCAACGTCCGTATAAAGGCCAGCCATAGAGCTATCGACCTTGTTCGCCAGAGCGATCATAGCGGGCTTGATGTAACGCTCGCTGTAATCCTCGACTTTCAGGGTCAGGTCTTGGGTGTTGAAAGCCCAACCGACATGCTTGCGCTGATCGACGGTGATAGAAGTTTTACCTTCTTCAACGTCTTGCTTAGACAGCGTTGCGCCGTCTGAGACGGCAAACTTGACGGGCTTGCGAATAGACACGGTGTCGCCAACCTTGGCAAACTCGCGCTTATATTCGCGGTGGACGTTGTTACCGAAAACAAGGTTGTTTTCGAGTTGGATCAGAGCTTCTTTCGCAATGATATCCGGGGTGATGAGTGCATTGGCCATGAGTGAAAATCCTTTGTTTCTTGGCCGTCAGCTCCGCCCCTAAAGGTTGAATCCGCGTCGTTTCGCGTATTCGTCCATGTCGTCGATCTCGTCCAAACTGAGGCGCGTTGTGGCCTTCGGTGCGACGGGTGTGATCGGCGGCGGTGCTGTCGTGGTTTTCTTGGGTTCTGCCTTGGGAAGTTGGGCAGTAATCCGGCCAAGCTGCATGGCCGCTTCATAAGGTGACAGGCTCATGATCTCGCGAGCCTCTTGCGGATTGTTGCCAAGCCAGTAGGCAATATCTGCCCCCGCTTCCGAGCGAACGGCGGCTTCGACCGCCTCATTCGGGTTTGCTTGTGCAATGTCGAAAGCCAACCGGACCTTGTCGTCAAAGTCGGTGTATTTCTGTCGGGCGGCGTCTCGCATCTCTGCGGCTCGCTCCTGCCACTCTTGTTCGGCTTCGTCTGTGAGCGCTTTAATTTGGCTTTCTGCTTGAGTTTTGGCGTCCGTGTCCAAGCGCTGCCCCGCCTTGAAGACCGCCAACTCTGCGGCGTATTCCGCCTCAGTGTCGAAGTCTTCCATTTTGGGGGCTTGAGAGGCTAGTTTGGCCTCAAGCTCTTGAATACGGTTTTTCGCCGCCTCCAGTTCCTTCGTCCGGGCCGCTTCGCGTTCGCGCTTGAGGCGTCGGCGTCGCTGGTTTCGGGACTCGGTGTCGTCGTCTTCATTTCCTTCGCCATCGTCGTTCCCTGTGTCGTCTTCCGTGTCAGTCTTCGCGGCCTCTTCAGGCTGCGTGTCTTCTTCGGCTTCCGGTTTGGGTTCAACGTCTTGCGGTTCGTCAATGAGAACGTCTTCGGTGCCTTCGGATTGAGCCGTCGCGTCATGCGCTTCGGCAGCGGCGTCAGGCTGCGCCGTGCTTAGGTTGTCCATTGGGGTCTCCTATGTGGACTGCTAAAAAACCTGTTGTTCGATTTGAGCGGGTGCGGGCATGTTGCGGGCCGCTGTCAGGGCGTCCGTCATTGCGCCGCCTTTAAGGGCGATCTCGAAGCGCTTGAGCATGGTGTCAGCGACCGTCTCCGCCGTCTTGGCGATGGTTTCTTCGACCTCTGCGCCCGTCTTCGCGGATTCCTGTTGTAGCTTGGCGATCTCCGCCTGCATCTTGGCCATTTCGAGCTGTGCGGCCATTTCGGCCATTTGCTGCTGTTGCTGTGCGGCTTGAGCCTGTTGCGCCATTTGCATCTGCGCTTGCTCGTCATCGTCGTCCGGCTCAATCACGGCGGCCAACTGCGGCATTTTCTTGAGCCGCGCGGTAACCTCATCCGACTTTGGCCAGTCCATGTTCTCGGCAAGAATATCTATGATATATACAGCTATATCAGGCGCGGTCTGGATGAATTGAAGCATGGACTCGGCGGCCTCTGAGCGCTTCGTGGAGTAAGACGGCCCCGTTGAGACAGACACGTCATAGCGACCGACTGCGAGGTTGTTTTTCTCGACCGGAGCGCCGTTCTCAATGATGATCTGATTGACTGTTTCGTAGCGCTCTGCGCCGTCCTCACCCAAAATACGGATGGTGCGCTTTGTGTCGTAAATGAGCGGGATTAGGTCAATCAGGATGCGACCTGCATACTCGACCGACTTAGAGAGGTTGTCGATATAGGCGTAATTAGCCGTGCTGGCCTGCATCTTGCGCTCGCGGATCGCGCGACCGCTTGTTTCATTGGATTGCGCGCCCATAGAGGCGTCGAAGATGCCCGTTGTGGCCTTGAGCGCGTCCGTGGCCATGAGGATTTCGTTATGGAAGCCTGACGAGCCTGTCGGCGGCATAGCGCGTTGGGGCGGCCCCGGCGCTTTGGGGTCAGCGTTGTAAACAAGGATCGCGTCCTGTGTATCGTTCGCCGCAGCCCAATCGGCCTCATAGCCCTTGATCTGTTCCGCCGTGCCAATAAACGGCGCTTTGGGCTGCAAGGCGAGCCATTCCGTCTGCGTGGTCAGCCAGTAATTGAGGCGGACCTGAGCGTCTTTGGCGTTTCGGATGACACCGCGCCGCTGGATGCGCTTGCCGACCTGCAATTCTTCACCAATCACCGGAATGATCGGAATATGCGGCGTCGGCCAATCCTCAACAGAGAGGATTTCCGTGGCCGTCATTTTGTAGCAGCGGACGCGGTAGCTTTTGCGCTCGCGAATGTCCGCATAGAGCGACTCATCCGCGTCTTTGCCCAACTCATGCACTTCGCCCGTTTGCGTCGTGCCAAGGCGGTATGTGTAAGGCTCCTTGACCCAGTATTCCGAGATCATGATGCCGTCTTCACCGAACCAGTCTGAATAGGTCGGCGTTTGTGGCTCGTCGGCGTTAAAGCCGTTCAGCTTCGCCTCTGGATAATCCGTCTTAAATGCTTCCTCTGACATGCGCGTCGTGACGTGACACCACATGGCGTCTTCGCGCGTGACAAGGCGAGCATCAGGATCCCACACAACCGCAAGCGGATCGTGGATCGGCTGCATGAAGATGTCTTGCTCGTTCGTCTTGGCGTGAGCGTAATCGGTCAGGATGCGGAAATGCCCAATCCCGCACTGAACGGCGGTTTCTGCTGCGCGGATAAGAGGTTGCCGCGTTGAGCTGCGCGCCTCAATATCGCGGATCAGCCCTGTGAAGATTTCCGCAACATCCTTATCCGCGTCGTCGTCAATACCGCGCACCCGAATAGCGGGCTTCTGCTGGCGAATGTCACCGACAATCTGCGCCACAAAGAGAGGCAGGCGGTTCTCTGTGAGCATGATGCGGTTGTCCGCCTCACGCTCCTTCCGCGTGGCTTCATCCCATTGCTCGCCGGACAAGAAGGCCATGTCGTCTGACATGTCTTCGCGGTTCTTCCGGTCGTTTTCGACGCCCGTATTGTAGCGGTCGCGCGCCTCTTTAAGAAGCGCGTCGTCATTACGTTTCATATGCGCTCCTAAGTGTAGATGCCGCGCTTGCGAGACTTGGCACGTCGCAGAGCAGCGCGCGTGTCTTCAGCGGAAGTCTTGGGGCTGGCCAGATCGTCGATCTTGAGCGCCAACATCCCGAAAGCATCAGCACTATGGCTTGACCAATCATGTTCAGGCCCCAGCCCGATGTTACGCGCTTCGTCTTTGCGTTCATGGTAGAAGCCCAGCGCATCGCGTCCGGCTTCTGTGTTCTCTTTGTGGAAGACAAACTTCCCAAACTCACGGCGAACCGCTTCGACCCGCTGTGCCGCCGCGCCGCGTCCCTGATTAGGCACAACGTCAACTGAGAAACCCGCATCGCGCCAGTGGTCGGCGTAACGCTTGCCCGTCACATTGTTTTCGTTCACTCCGTCATGGGGTAGCCAGATATGCGCCCGCTCATATCCGCGTTCCCGCATCCAGTTGACGTGATAAGAAAGCGTCTGGCCTTGCGCCTCGTAGTGATCGACCACGTGAACCATGCCGTTCACAAACTGACAGACCCAAATGACATAGGCGTCGGCATTTCGGCCCGATCCACCAATATCGTGAAAGCTGTGCAGGCTTAGTAAGTCGTCAATCGGCAGGTCATCCCGAATGCGGCCGTCCTGTTTCGCCTTCGTTAGCGCCGCCGCATAATAAGCGCCCTCAAAGGCTGTCGCGTATGCGCCTTCCCAAATGTGCTCATAACGTTCAGGATTGTTCTTCAGGTCAAACAACCTCTCTTTTTCCAGCTCTGCCGGAAACCAAGGGTTGTCGTTCCAGTTTGCGCGAACAACAATAGCGTCCTTGCCGTGATCCTTTTGCCTTAGCAGCACATCAACCGGGTCCGTCTTGCGCCGTGGGTTCCATGTGAACCAGATTTGTGATCCCGGTGCGCGAATGGTTGGCCTGAGT